TTATTCCTCCACTTTCTTTTGTCCGCGGGTCTGAACTTCCTGGGTCAACAGAGCGATGAACTCTTCAACAGGATAAGTGCCCAGGTCAGCCCCTTTACGAGTACGTACTGCAATCTGGCCGGCTTCAACTTCTTTATCGCCACAGACCAGCATGAAAGGTACTCGCTTCAAAGTATGCTCGCGGATTTTAAAGCCAATCTTCTCATTTCTCAAGTCCGCTTTTGCACGAAGGCCCGCATCATTCAATGCTTTGGCTACTTTCACTGCATATTCGGCCTGATTGTCGGTGATATTCATGACCACTGCCTGGGTCGGAGCCAGCCAGGCCGGGAACAGGCCTGCGTACTCTTCAGTCAGGATACCGATGAAGCGCTCGATGGAGCCAAGAATCGCACGGTGGATCATGACTGGCACGTGGCGCTCGTTGTTTTCACCTACATAGGTGGCGCCCAGACGGCCCGGCAGGGCAAAGTCGAGCTGCACGGTACCACACTGCCACGCACGATCAAGACAATCGTGCAGGGTAAATTCGATCTTCGGACCGTAGAAGGCACCTTCACCCGGTTGCAGATCGTATTTCAGACCGTTGAGCTCCAGCGCTTCCGCCAGTGCCTGCTCGGCGCGATCCCACATTTCGTCGGAGCCGATACGCTGTTCCGGACGAGTGGAGAGCTTGACCACGATGTTCTCGAAGCCAAAGGTGCCGTAGACGTCATAGACCATACGAATACAGCCGGAGACCTCTTCCATGATCTGCTCTTCAGTACAGAAGATGTGCGCGTCATCCTGAGTGAAGCCGCGCACCCGCATCAGACCGTGCAGGGAGCCTGACGGTTCGTTACGGTGGCAAGAGCCAAACTCGGCCATACGCAGCGGCAGATCACGATAGGATTTCAGACCCTGGTTGAAGATCTGGACGTGACCCGGGCAGTTCATCGGCTTGATGGCGTACTCGCGGTTCTCGGACTGTGTGGTGAACATGGCCTGGGCATATTTCTCCCAGTGACCTGAACGCTCCCACAGGACGCGGTCCATCATGAACGGACCTTTCACTTCCTGATAGTCGTACTCTTTGAGCTTGCCGCGGATGAAGGTTTCCAGCTCACGGAAGATGGTCCAGCCATCGTTGTGCCAGAACACCATGCCCGGCGCCTCTTCCTGCATGTGATACAGGTCGAGCTGCTTGCCGATCTTGCGGTGGTCGCGCTTGGCGGCCTCTTCCAGACGCTGCAGATAAGCCTTGAGCTGCTTCTTGTCAGCCCAAGCAGTACCGTAGATACGCTGCAGCATCTTGTTGTTGGAGTCGCCACGCCAGTAGGCACCGGACATTTTCAGCAACTTGAAATGGTGGCAGTGACGCATGTTGGGCACGTGCGGGCCACGACACATGTCGATGTACTCTTCGTGATGATAAAGACCGGGCTTGTCATCACGGGCAATGTTCTGATCCAGGATTTCGACCTTGTAGGTCTCGCCACGGGCAGCGAACACGTCGCGCGCTTCCTGCCAGGAGACCTTTTTCTTGATAACGTCGTAATCCTTGGCTACCAGCGCCAGCATGCGCTCTTCCAGGGCAGCCAGATCTTCATCGGTCAGGGTACGGTCAAGATCAACGTCATAGTAGAAGCCGTTGTCGATGACGGGACCGATGGCCATCTTGGTCTGGGGCCAGAGTTGCTTGATAGCGTGACCCAGCAAGTGGGCGCAGGAGTGGCGCAGAATGTCCAGACCTTCTTCGTCTTTGGCAGTGATGATGGCCAGCGAGGCATCGGCTTCGATCAGCTCGCACGCATCCACCAGTTCACCGTTTACCCGACCGGCAATGCACGCCTTGGCGAGACCGGGACCGATGTCCGCAGCCACATCCATGACGGAAACAGAGTGGGCAAATTGACGTTGGCTGCCGTCAGGCAGAGTAATGATTGGCATTATATGTTTCCTTATACAGTGGTGACCCCTACCAAAGGCCACATGTAAGAGCGATAATTCCTTTGATTTCAAGCTCATCGCGCTAGTGTTTCACCATCAACCAAACGGTTAGTACACTGCGTGATACACACTTTGTTTTTTGTGTCGTGCTGTCAATCTCTGGATCCGGCGGGGATTTTATCAAATGTCACCTATCGGGCAAGCGGCATAGGTCGCATTATCCGACCTCTACATCTGGCACATCTTCACTGTTCGGCTTCTCGGCCTCGATGTCACAGACGTAGCCGCCGGCGCAGTCGAGCGAATGGGTGACGCGGGAGATCAGCCACTGGCTGTCGATGTCTGGCCGAAATCCTGTGGTGGTCAGCGGTGCTTCTGCCAGATAGCCTGGGTCTCCGACTGCTGACAGTGCCAGTGTCTCCTGTGCCCGCTCCCTGCGCGATAGCTCGGCGCGGGCGGCGGCCAAGGCCATCTCTTCTGTCGGGTAGTATTGGCGCAGGCGGCGCACTGGCTCCCCCTGCCCCACTTTGACCTCGTTGCGCTTGGAGTTCTTCACCGCATGCCAGTAGGCGACCACCATCCCGGCGGTTTCCCGCTTCGACTTCACCAGGCGGTAACTCGAGCAGTCCCCGGCGGTGATGGTCACCGGTGGCAGCTGCTTGCCACTTACCGAGCGGGACTCCCCACGCTTGGAGAGAATCAACTTGCCAGCAGCCGGCTTGATGATGGCGTCATAGCGCTTGGCCATTCGCACCAGCAGGTTGATATCTGACTCGTCCGATTGATCGGTGTGCGGCAGTGCAATGGCGGCCAGTGACGGCGCCACAGCTGCCTCCATGCCGTGCTCGGTGGCGATGGTCTTGACCATGTCACCAAGGGTGGTACCCTTCTTCCAACTGCGGTTTTTCTGGGTCTGCAGGTTGGTCTTGCCGCCCTTGCTCTTGTCGTAGGTGGCGGCGCGGGCTCTGATGATCAGCTGAGACGGCCAGCCGGCCAGCTCGGCCTCATCGAACACAAACAGCCCCATGTACTGGTTTACCCCGTCATAGCCGAGGTAGAGCTCAAGCTCAGCCCCTTCTGGCGGGATCAGCAACGGCTTGTCAGGATCGGAGTCGTCCAGGGTGATATCCAGCATGTCTGACTCCAGCCCGACCGCATCGGTCAGGGTCAGGCTGACAAAGTGCTCGCTGATCTGGGCGGTGATGTCGGCCTTGTTGGCGATGATCTGCCATGTCGGTGCGATGCGGTCTGTCAGCTCCACAACCTGACCCCTTGCTCCTGCTGCTGCGGGGCGATGTCAGGCATCTTTACCAGTACCCCGGCTGGCAGCACAGGGCCTAGATCTGCAATGCCCGGGTTGGCATCGAGCAGTTGCTCGACCACCCGCCCATCGAGCGTTTCATAAAACTTCCACGCGATGTAGTCCAGGGTGTCGCCGTCACTGGTGCGATAGGTCTGCATCATGCCCCCAGCGTCTGATTGAAGTTGGATGTTTCGGCATGCACCCTGGTTGATTCAACGGCAGACCGACTGCAAGAGCTGGTGCAGCTGCGAACTGCGGTGATCGCCTCCGGATCGGTGGTGGTCATGGTGCTGGATAGCAAGGTGGCCGCGCCGGAGGCCACCGCCCCGGCATTGGATGCCGCCGAGGCCGCCGACATCACGCCATAGATGGCGGATTGCACGTTTTCCAGTGAGTTCAGGTTTTTGCTGGCCTCTTTGAGGTTGCTCACCTGACTTTGCAGATCCCGGGCGGTGCGGATGCTGTTTTGCACCGTGGCAATGACCGGCCCAACCGCATTGCCGATCTCGGCTGCTTTGGCCTGCACCGCATCGAGGGCGCTGGTCATAGAACTGATCGCCGATCCGACCGTGGCAATGGCCCCATCTGCGAAGCTGCCAAGGCCTGAGCTGGCGGTGGTGCCGCTGGTCAGCTTGCCGAGCGAGTCGATCTGGTTGGTCGCCGAATCGGGGAACCGCTTGAGCGCAATGGTGAATTCCTGCTTGCGCGGGGCACCGGCGGCGGCAAAGGTGCCCTGCTTCTCTTCCAGGCTCTCGATCACCCATCGCCCCATCATCTGCCCTGCACCGCCCACCAGATTGAGCGGCTGGCCGCCTCCGGCGAGCTGACGCATCTTGTCGAGCTGGCCACCGCCTCCCTTATAATCCGGATAGATGACGCCCACCAGCGAGATCGCCTCGCTGGCAGGGCCGGTGTATTGCAGGTTTGGCTGCTTGCCGAAGCGATCCTGTGATGCCCAACGGTATTCGCTGCGGCGGGTCAGCTCCTGATAGGCGGCGGTGCTGATGCTGAACTGGAAGGCCCCGAGCTGCATCATCACGCTGGGGCCAAGGGAAAGGCCGATCATTTCTTGTTACCCCTGAAAAACATAGCCATCTGGCATCATGCTGCGAGCACTAATGCCCTGCTGCCGCTTAAGTTCCTTCACCGCTTCTCTGGCTATCTCTTTTGGGTCGGCCCCCGGCGGCGCGTTTATCGTCAGGTCGTACTGGTTATGATTTGTGACGGTTGTTGAGCTCTTGCTTCCGGCGATTTTAGGGAGCGGAGGAAGCGATGGATTTTTCAGTGGCGCGGCTGGATTTTCACCTGACGACTCCCCAGAACCGAAACCGGCCCAGTTCTTGGTCTTTTCCCATGCGTCGCCAATTTTGTTTCCAGCGTTTGTTACCGTGTTTACGGTTGAATTCCACGCGCTACCAACACCACCAGAAACAAGGGTTTTCAGCCCCTCCCAGCGCTTTTTAATGTCATCGATCAGGCCTTTGATTTTTTCAACCGCATAATCAAACTTGCCAACGATGTCATCCCACAGGGCGGTAAAAAATGGCTTCAAGGTATCCCAATTTTCATATACGAGGTATGCAAGGCCAGCGATGGCGGTGATCGCCAATCCGATCGGGTTCATCAGCAGTGCTCGGCCAACCCATATGATGGCTTTACCAACGAACCTGAATGCCTTGCCGAGTATGGTTAACCCACCAGCTGCGGTTGTGCTTCCTGCTCCTGCTACGGTTGCCGCCGCTGATGTCTTGTAAAACAAACCAACGATATCTAGCATCCCACCTTTCAGGAAGGTGAATGCAAACTTGGTGGCAAGAACCGCCAGCCTCATCGTCGTGAATGCACCGGCAGCCATAATCACACCGCCAACCAGTTTTGGGTTTTCGGCAACAAAATCCCGAGTTGCTTGCACGACTGGCGTCAGCGTATCCACCAGTTTTCCCACGGTCGGATCCAAAGCACTGCCGATCGCTTTGGTCAGACCCCACACCGAGTTTGATAGCTTCTCTGTTTTTTCCTTGCTGCTGGCCATGACTGTGGCCCAGTCACGCTCTACCACCCCTTGAGAATCGAGCACCTCCTGCTTGATCTTCTTGTACTCTTCGAGGTTTTGCAGCATGGGGCGAATGAAGTTCTGAACCTGCATGTCGCCGAACAGCTTGGATATCAGTTCCTGATCACCGCCCTTGGTAATGCGGTTTATCTCGGCAATCGCCGCCTCGATGGGGTTGGCTCCTGACGCTTGCGCATCCCGGATCACCTTGGATATGTTGCCGCCCATCTTCGCCGCCTTCTTGGCGGTTTCCTCTGACATGAGCTTGGAGAGGAAGTTGGACAGGTTGTTGGCGGCTTCTGACTCTGATTTTGCGCCCTTCATGGCTATCTGCAGCGCAGAACCCATGGTGGCCACAGCCTCAGTGCCGGTCATCTTCAAGGCTTGGAACGATGAACCAAGCCCGGGCAGCTCGGCAGCCATGGCCTTGAATTCAAAGTTACCCGCCTTGCCCGCCTGCACCAGCATATCCATGGCGCGTTGCATCTGGTCAGGCTTGACCTTGAGCGCATCACCCATGGTGAACGAGGCGCGGGCCACATCCTCAATATCAGATCCGGTTGCTTTCGCCGTTTTACCGATGGACTTGAGGTTGGCTTGTGCCTCACCGACTTTTTGACCGGCAGCGACCAGAAAGCCGAAGGCATTCTTCATGTTCTCCTGGCTGACACCGGTTTGGTCTGAGAGGGTGAGCATGGTGCCGCCGAGATCGGCAACCTGCTTTTTGGTCATCTCAGCGGTCAGGCCGATCATCATCAGGTCATAGCTGAACTGAGATGATTGCTTGAACATGGCGAAAGATGACAGCGCGATCGCCGCACCAGCGGCGGCCGTGTTTACTATCTTCCCGCCCAGCTCACTGCGATTCGCCTTGTTTTCCTGCTGCTGGCGCTGGATCCGGTTAAGCCGTTCATGCGCCTCGCGCAGCCGGTCAATCTGGCTGGTTATGGCGACATATTTTTGACGCAACCCATCCACATTGCGGCCTTGCTTGCCGAATGTCTGGATTGACTGAGACAGGAGCTTTTGCTGCCGTTCGGCATTGCGAATGGCAGAGCCAACCTCGGCGACTCCGCCCTTTACCGAACCAAATGCAGATTTGAGACTGGAGGCAACCGCCCCGCCGATGGTGATGGTTGCCGAGAGTTTTTTATTAGCCATCTTCTTTGGGCAGCCCCTTTATCCACCAGATAAACCGTGACGTGCGCAGGGCGCTGATTTCCGCCAGTGACCAGCCTGTGTGGGAGGCCAGTGCTAACACCGAGTGGCGGAGCTCGTCAGGTGTTAGTTCGTAAAAACGCTGTAAGCCTTCTGCATACGGCCGTAGTCACGCAGCGGGAACTTGCGCACATCGTCAGGTGCAACACCGCACAGGTTGGCGAACATGGTGATCTCTTTGGCTGCATCGCTTCCGCTAATCTGGAAAGCGATCTCTTGATCACCCACGGTCGGCTCGCGCATGCGCAGCACGGCCACTTTGGTGCCGCCAATATCGGCAGGGCGTGACAGGGTGATATCGGCGCTGCAGTCATCGTTGAATTTCAGGTATTCAGGGAGTTCTTTTTCCATGGTCTCACCGGTTTGAGTGGATGAGCCGGCAGGGCTGGCCTGCCAGCATGGTTAGATGCCAAGTGCGTTGCGGGCAGCGGCCAGAATGTCTACACCATTGATGATGCGCACCATGTTCTCGGCGTCGATCTCGTGCACCACATGATCGCCGTGCTGCATCTTGTAATAGGTCAGGCTCATGGCCACCTTGAGCGGCGGCAGGCTGCCAGGCTTGCTGGTGCCTGGGTCGAGTTCTGTGATCTTGCCGCGCATGGTGTGTACAACTGCGGTGGTGGTGCCATCGAACGATTCGAGCTGTTCACGCAGCACCAGCGGTACCCGGGCGCCTTCGGTCACACCGAACAGGGCCAGCACGTTGCGGTCATAGGCCATCAGGCTGAAATCGGTCACCATCTTTTCCATGCCCATGGTCACATCAATTGGCACATCCATCCCACCAGCCCGAAACTCTTCGGTCTGCAGGGTCAGCTTGGGGGCGTTGAATTCATCGACCTGCCCGGCATAGCCGCGGCCATCGACGAAGGCGTTAAAATTCTTGCGAATGTCGCGGGCTGCCATTTAGAAGATCTCCGTGATGTAGTCGTTCACCAGATGGCTGCGGAACGTGATGTGCTCAGCCGGGTACACCGGAGTAAAATCAAAGTCGAAATAGATTTTACCTTGGGCGATCTGGTCTGCAGTGTTCAGGTCAGGGTCAATCCAGCACTCACCACCGAGAATGGCACCCTTGTTAACAAGGCTGCGCAGGTAGGCGTTAACCCCCTCGGTCACGTCGGTGACGTAGTTCTTGGTGATGCCGCGATCCACTGCCCACAGGTGATTCACCAGAATGGACTCGTTGATCATGTCTGCGGTACGCACCACGCAGAGGAAGGCCCACTTCTGATCGCTCGACAGGGTGCGGTTACCCCACAGGCGATAGCCATCCTCACGGATGATGGTGGCGACCTTCTTCTCGTTGAGCAGGTTGGCACGGCTACTGGTGTCGCCCAGGGTGAAATCGATGGGACGAGCCGTGCCGATGATGCCGTTGATGTTCTGGTTCGACGGTGACCACCAGAATCCTCGCTCGTTATCGCTCTTTGCGATAAGCCCCGCAACGCAGGGTGACGCCCATTCGGTGACGTTGTTGCCGTCTTCGTCGGTCTTGATGACCTTGGGATCAACCAGGAACACCCGCCGGCTGCCAAAGTCGCCAGCGTAGGAGATAGCAGCGGCGTCATTGGTGTTGGGGCCATCAGCAATGATGACTGCGCGCATCTTCTCGGCGATGCCGATCAGCTCAGCCACGACAGCATTGCCAACGGTGCCGTAAGATGCGGTTGCCGCTGCGCCAGTACCTGCGCCACCAGAGAAAGCGACTGTCGGTGCGGAGGTGTAGCCACTTCCGGCATCTTCCACGATGACAGAGACCACCTTGCCAGCATCGGTACCGGTGCCGAGCACCGCCTTCGCCTTGGCGCCGGTGCCACCACCACCGCCAGACAGGGTGACTGTCGGGGCGCTGGTGTAGCCGGTACCTTGCGCGGTCACGCTGATGGCAGTCACGCCACCGGTGACCCGCTTATCGGTAAAGCCAGGGGCGATCAGGATCTTCGGCGAGAAGCCAACGGCTGATTTCGCGCCAAGGAAGGCATGAACCCCTTCATAGTTGCCGGTAGTGGCATTGACGCCGCCAAGGATATTGGAGAGCGTGTCGGTGTCGCTGGTGCCCTTCTCAACCCGCACCACGATGATCACCGCGCCGCACTGGTCAAAGATGCTGTCGATGGCAGCAGGCAAGGTGCCCTCTCCGGTGCCCAGCGTATCCAGTCCGGCCGCTTCACGGCGACTGCCCGCGATCAACACCGGGGTGTTAAGCGGGAACTTGGTCACATCCGCGTTGGGGGCGGTACCGATCAGGCCAATGACGCTGGAGCGAACGGTGGTGATAGGACGGGGACCGGAGTCAATATCGATGACCTCGATACCATGCAGGAAGGTTTCAGACATTTGCTGGGCCTCGATGGACACGGTTTATGATCGTGCCGTCATCATGGCTTTGCGGTGCATTCCCATCCTCTTGGGGGATTTCCAGTGGTGGCAGCAATAGAAAACCCCGCCGGAGCGGGGTTTGTTGACCTTATATCAAATGATCTTTTCAGGCTCTGTTGGCCATGACGGTTGATCAGGCCAGCCAGGCTGCTCTGGAATCAGAGTAAGCTCGTAGCGGTAGCGCTGCCAGTCCTCCAGTAGCTTAGTGTGCTCCGGCTTGGCATAGCCGCCATCGACAGCTGGCTTGATGATAGAAATTTGCTGGTTCGCATTGGCCATGCATTTAGCCTGAGTGCTAATTGCCATTTCAGCTGCTGATGGTGGGGTTGGGTCTACCAATATTGGGTACCCGTTAGAACCCGCTGAAATTAACTTACCTTTTGACTGACCATCAAGTAGAGACAGATATTCTTCATTTGATATCTCAACAGCATCAATTGGTATTCCTGCAGGGCGACCACTTGAATAAAACCCCATACTTGATGCAGAAAATAAATATTTCATATTCAACGCCTCACTAATAACCAATGGCTATCCATCGATATTCTGTAGCTACTTGAACTGATCCGCCTGATGAACCTGAGGATACAACCGCACTTGTAAATGACGTTCTATCTATAACCCCTGCGCATTCAAACACGTCTGCGTTTAATGTTGCATTCAACGCGGTTCCAACTACAGCAGCGCAACGATTAGGGAATGCAATAGGAAATATATTGCTATTAACACCAACAGTTAAGCTTGTTCCTGTGCCCCATTGAATTGTGATATTTTTAAGCCAACTTGGCAGGGCGATATATCCTGTTGGAGCCAATAGACAAGAAAACCCATTTTTTAGTTTCTTTGGCGTAACAGATACATCATCAGCTATAGAGTTATCTACTTGTGACTGAGAGGCATAAGATGTAACTCCTTTTGTTGACTCCGTTGCAGGTGCATGCTCATCAGCGAATACCAGCGCTGTAGAACCTACATTTACGGTTCCAGAATTAGCTAAAAACCATATCTTTCCAGAATTAATTACCCCCTCCTCTACTGCTACTCTTGCACCTCCGCTAAGTTTTGTTCCATTATCTGCATCTGTGGCACGGACCCATCCCTGAGCGGCTGCCAGATAAATACCGTTCTGCGCGGCGGCTGTCTGGTCTTTTACCAACACTCGATCGCCAACAGTCAGCACCACGCCGTCAACGGTCTGGACCCCAGATAGGGTGATATTAGCCGTTGTAGCAGCGCGCACGCTCTGCTTGGCATCCAGCTTTTGCAGCTCTCCCTGCACATAGTCTTGCGATGCGATCCATGACGGGGTTAACTGGCCTGAATTAAGCTGATCGATCTGCTGTTTCAGAAAGGCGGTTCGGTTGGCCAGCCCTTTAGCCTGAGCGTTGGCAATACCATTAGGGCCTCCCAGAACCGGATCCGTGGTTTCGATTTGATAGATGCCAGCATCATAGCTGGGGGTCTCTGTTACGTTTGCCATTATGCAGTCCCGTAGTTATAGGTGCCGTCATAACGAAGTGCCCCGTCATACAGGTTGGCAACCTCGGTGTAAATTAATGCAACCAGGTGGCAGCGTGCCGGCGCGGTATATTTCAGGATGCGGCGCACCTGTTCTGCCTGTTTGTTGGTGATCGGTCTGTCAAGAATTACCCGGTACTTGGCCCACTCATCAGGCGATCCAAAGGTTGATAGACCGTCATACTTGAGAGCGCCGTTATAGGTTGCCCCGTAAATCCCCTCGATGAGCTGCGCAGTGCCGTAACCGGCATTGGCAAGGGCTCGGCGAACAGACCACACTGACCCCTTGCGGCGCTGTACCGATACTGCCTCGCGGATGGTCTGGCGTTTTGCCTCATCAGACCAATCCGGTGACCACTCATCACACCCGAACGCCCATGCCAACCACGGCAGCAGATCGGATGGGCAATTGTCTGGGCTCCATATCTCGCGGGTGCGGATAGGCACATCAGACAGCCGCGCAACCGTAATCGCCAGTGCAACCTCTTGGGCGCTGGCTCTGGATGGCAGCAGGGATACGCTACTCACGGATCACCCCGGCGGTGATATTGATAGCGGTACAGTGCGGGGCCTGATTCCACTGGATAGGGATATCAGCAGGCGGTGAAGATAGGTTGACCTTCTGCACCCCTGGGGTGCGCAGCGCGGCATAGACCCCATCGAGGGTGATATCCATCCCGAGCTTGTGCATCTCGGCGGCATATGCTTGCGCGCTTGCGGTGGCTGCATCAAGCACCTGCTGTTGCCCAACCCCTGGAAAGAAGTCGAGCACGGCAGTGATCTGGAAGTTCACCACGTCGGCGGCAGACACAACTACAGTGTCGCACAGCGGCCGCACGATCTCGGCGTTGGTAGCTGAAATCACTGCATCCAGCGTGGCCTGTGGCGGAACACCAGATCCGGTTCGAGATAGCACGGCAATATTGACTCGCCCAGGAACCAGGCTATCAACCCCAACATCCAGCACATCGCCTGATGCACTGAGTGCGTGATAGGTGTAGCTGCCGATAGATCCTGCCGTGGTGTACCCCTCGAACGACAACAGGATGCGCAGGCGGTAATCATCGTTCTCTTCCATCACATCCTCAGTGGGCGGGATGGCGATTGGATCACCTGGGGTAATAATCAGGCGAGGTACATTATTGTTGGCACCTATCTGATCAAGATCTGCATCATTGGCGAACGCCAACATCACTGCCTTGGCGGACTCATTGGCCCGCTGGCGGATAAGCATCTCACGATACGCTGCAACCTCAAGGATCTTGAATGCTGGGTCACTCTCCACCAGCGCAGAGAAAGACGGGTCGCGACTGATCAGGTCAGCCACCATCTCGGAAAGGATAGTTTCGTAGTCGAGCTGCTCAACCACCACTGGCGGCGGCAGTTGGGAAAGATTGACGGCGGTAAAAGCGCTGGTCATTTGATAACGATTCCATCAATCAGAACTTGCTGGCCGTCTGGCAGATACTCGCCATAGAGATCCAGTTCGATATAACCGGGGGATGCGGCAACCGCCTGCACCTGCTCAAGGCTGAAACGGGGCTCCCATTGCTGCAGCGCCTCCGCCGTGGCGGCATAGATGTCGATCAGCGTAGCGCGATTCATGGGGGCATCAATCAGGCTGGGGATCCGGCTGCCATAGGCGCGGCGCATCACTCGGGTGCCGATACGGGTACCCAATATGTCGGTGATGCTTTGGCGCAGGTGCTGGATCCCGCTCAGGCGCTTGCCTGTGAGTGAATTGGTGCCGTTCATGGTTGCATTGTTGCCAGCCACCACGTTCAGCACCTCTTGGGGGATTTCCGTCAGATTGGGCCGTCTGAGTTAGCGCTGCCGCGCTGGATGCCGCTGTGGGCGTGATCTGACCCGATATTCTTGCCGTTGTGGGTCACCTGCCCACCTTTCATATCAATACCGCCAGCGGTGATGACAAAGGTGACTCCGCCCACACCAAGGGCAATCTGGCCGCGATCGGCGGTGATGGTGGTGCCACCGATAGTGGCGTTAAGGGTGTGGCTGACGCTGTCATAGCTGATGGTGGTGCCATCATGAAATACCGTCTTTTCAACGTTGCCTCCACTGGACGGAGCGGGGTTACTCTCCGAGTACAAGCTGCAGACGATCACCGCCTGCCCAAGATCGCCATATGGAGACAGGATCAGCACCTGCTCGCCAACGCTGAGCGGGCTCCACGTCTTGGTATGCCCTGCCCGATCTGCACCGAACGGCAACCAATCAGACTCGAAACCGGAGACAGCCACCTTGACCCGCGGCGCATCAGGGTCTGAGAAATCTTTATCTACTACCACCCCTACCCTGATCAGGTTGGCAATCTGGCGCGACAACTCGCCAATGCTGTAATCGTTCATGGCGCCACCTGGGTGTATTTATCCTCATTACCAAGGCCAATATCCGGCGCAATACCGCTGAAAATGGTGGTTGGTGTGATGCCTTCATCGGTCCAGACGGTTTCGCCCAGGTGCAGCCGCTGCTGCCACTCGACCCGCCACACTTCGAACTGGGAGAGATCCTGATCCTGCCGGCGACCCATCACCGAAAAGTCATCCTGATAGGCGCCGATCACCATCGCCTCTCCGGTTGGCAATTTCTTGGTGTGGTCGGCAGGGTTGGTCCAGCGCCGCATCCGCAGCCACGCCTCCAGCGCAGCGGCCAGCATCCGGATGGATAGCTTGGCCTTGGTCATGCTTCCAGCCTGAGCCCTAAATCCGATCACCAGCTCCGCCTCGAACTTTGCCAGCACAGCCAGCTGCTCGGTGCCGGGGTCGTTATCTGGATCGGCTTCCAGCTCGGTGAGCTCCAGCAGGCATGCCGGGGTGACCAGTGATTTGCGATCTTCACGGTAGAATTCGACCGTTAGCAGGTTGGGGAAAGCGGCCTTGATATCGGCCACGATGGCATCGTGCACCACAGAGAGATCGATATTGGTATTGGCGTTCATCGCTCACCTATCTGGAATTTGACGCGGGCATTCAGATCCCTCTTGAAGTTATCCCAAAATATATCGAGCATTTTATCCACAAAGACTTCGTCATATATGAAATCCATTGCCTTATCAGCAACCTGAATTGTCTGCTCTGTTATTGGAAGTCTTTCCTTTCCCTTGCGCTTAAATATTGTTCTCTTTCCCTTAATTTTACTCTTGGCAACAAAAGCGCCATCAAACTGGTCACCTCTAAATTCAGCACCAGTTTTATTCTGTCTAGCCGTACCATTAAAGCTGGATACTGGCATATCGTTCAATCCATACCAGATTGTTACATCTGAACCTGAACGGCGGCGGCCTGTGCTGTTCATGCCAGATCGAAGGCTTAACTTGAGTCTTTTCTTTAGCTCTCTTGCCGATCTAAGGTTGAGCTCTGACACTAGGCCTCTGGCTGACATTCGCCTAAGCGTTGTTGCCGTTCTGCGCATCGCTCTATTCCTGTCTCTTATACACATCTC